CACCGCAAGACCAGACCAGCACTCTAAATGGCCGTCGTCATCTTCTGGATCGTAGTAATCAGCCATCGCTGCCAATGGTTCTGCCGCTTGCAGCACTTTCGCCAGCTTGGCGTCACGGTCGTCCATTAACTCCACCAAAGCTTCGTTCAGGTTAAGCAGGGCTTCGATGCGGTCGGCGTATTCGTCCTCAAGCGTGTGCCTAAAATCTTGCGTGGCCTTGGCGTTTCGCAGCCGCTTCACCAGTTCTTCATTGGTCGCAACAAGTTGCTCGTCAGTCATTTCTGTTCTCCAGATCAAAGGTGTCTATACATGGCACAGGGGTGCGGGTGTTCCATGCAGCAATAGCTTCGGCCCGCCACGGTGCATCATTAGCACGGTCATAATTAGTGCGGACTTCTGGACCCCGTGATCCGCAGGCATCACATGCGGCATATCCCCACTTGTCGCCTTGCTCGTGGTCGAAGTAAGTGCTGACAGACTTCCCGTCCGTGCAGAACGGGCAGGGCTTTAGATCGTCAGTCATGTCTTCTCTCCCTCAATCTCGGCCAGCGTAGCGAGGATACGCTTGTTAAACTCAGACGCTCCTCGGTGCATCGCCGTGTTGTATTTCAGTGCCAGCCGCAGCGTCTCGGATGCCTTCGCCAGCTTGGCCTCTGCTGCCTTTGCTCGTTGATAGTTTGACTGAGATACCTCAGCCCATTCAGCACAGGCTTTTCCCAACTGCTCGATGCGGTCGGCGGCAGCTTCTTGATAGCCTAATACTCCTATCCGCAGCCGCTTCACCAGTTCTTCGTCAGTCATCCCTTCTCTCCATTAATCATCTGCATCCGTCTGCGGGCGTAAAATGAGTGCGGTCCGGGCTGGCATCCGGGGCAAGGCTCATACTCCCATTTCACGCCTATCGTTGATTTTGGCGGAAAAGACATTCCAGTCAGAATGCGCTTGCGGCCCATGCAGACCAAACAGTCTGTCTGGCCAATCCGATGCGGGTCGTCACTCATGGCTTTTATTGGCGTTCTTAGATCAGCGGTTCTTGGGCTGTGGCCGTAGCCTTCTTCCCAGCAATCTGGACAAACTGGACCATCAACGCCAATCGCGATAGACCCTTGTCTGCAATATACACACTCACTCATCCCCGTGGCCTCCTCTGTTTAGATTCAGTCCAATCCACTGTCCCGATCTGCACCACAATGCCGGGGAAGTCGTCGATGCGGCGGCGCTGGGTGCAGTTAAACCATTGCTCATGGGTCTGACCCCAGACCACAGCCTCGCTATCCCGCGCCACCCACTCAACCCAATCAGGCAGCTTCTCCCATGCGATCACGTCTTGGGTCTTGGGCAGGGGGACGGTGCGGTAGATGGTGTCATTGAACCATGCTGCGATAACGCAAGCACCCCATCCCAACGCATCAGACGTGCAAAGCTCAATAACCCCACCCGCCTTCCAATGCCCATGCAGCGCAGCCTTTTCCTCTTCGGTCAGCAGGCCATACGGCACTCGGTTGTTGGTCATGTCGATCATATCAAAACACTCCTGACCTTCTTCTCAAAGTTCGCCTGAGCGGCATCGGTGGCTGACAGAACGTCAACGTATTCGTCCAACGCAATGCCGCCGGGCATCCCAAGATACACGCCAACCTTGTCGTCAAAGCGGTGCAGTTCGTATGTGCCGACGATGCTGTATGCAACGAGCCATAGGCCGCCAGTTGCGCCTTCTGGGATGGTCACGTCGCGCCAGATCAGGCTTTTGATCTTGACCTGTTTGCTCATTCCCGCCCCCGCTCCCAAGCCGCCCGCGACAGCCGATTGGCCAGCGCGTCGATGTCCTCGACGCTGATCTGGCGGCTCTCCACGATGGCCCAGTAGACGAGGTCCATGAACCTCTTGGGTGGCAGCACCTGCACTGCGCTGTTGATCCATAGTGCGGCCTCTGCCTGCACATCACGGTGCGGCATGACCGCCTCTCTCTTGCGCCAGAACATCATGACGCCACCTGCAACAGATCGAACATCTCCAGCGCGTAGAGATCGGTATGCGGTAGCTTCATGCGGCGAAGTTCAGCCTCCACGTCATTCACGTCGGCATCGATGAACTTGGCCAGTTCGAAAGAGGTGGCGGGGCCGTTGGCCAGTTCCTCGCGGATGCGGTCGGCCAGCGTTGGCTGCGGCAGCGGCCCTGTATCCTCCAGCGAGATCGCCAGCCAAGGCGTCTTTTCGGGCTGGCTCATGTTGGGGACGATCTGCGCCATGATCTTCTGGCCGGGACGCAGGCTGGCATCAAGCGCCAGCTTGGACGGGATGAACACGTTTTGCGTCATGTCGCTGGATAGCACGGCGAAGGTGGTGCCTGTCTGAAGGCGGTTGGTTACGATAAGTTCAGTCGGTTGCATTGTTGGCTTCCATTGCTTTGAGTTGCTCTTCTGCGTCACGTTGATAGTGGATCAAGATCATAATCTCCTCCCCGACCCATGACGGCCTGACGCCAGTGCCGTATCTCTTTTCTAGATCGTCGATCTGCTCCTGCTTGCGGGCGATGTAGGCGCGGCATTCTTCTTTGGTCATTACTTGATCCCCAGTCTGTCTAGTGCGAAGTAAGATTTCCTGTAGTGCTTGATAAGTCGGTCCACGCGCTCGATCTTGTCTCTGACCTGAATGTGCGGTGTCGGCTGGTCTCCGGGAATATTTGTCAGCGTCTCCCGATAATCCCACAGCGCGGTCAGCACGATGTGCGTGTCCATTGCTCCAAGTCTGACGGCCATGTCACCACCCCATACCGTGAGCGATCAGCATCAGGCCGTAGGCGATGGCGAAGATTGCGATGCAAGCGAGCAGGTCAGCGATGGCGTCCCGGATGCGGTATTTCATGTCAGTTGTCCTTCATAGCGTTGTTGATGGCGGTGTTCAGGCGCTCGGCCAACTCGGCGCGGCGCAGGTAGAAGGTCAGGCCATTGATGTCTTCAAAGTCAAAGTCCAGCTCGTCGTTGTTCAGCGCGTCTTGGCTGATGACGATGCTGGCCTCAACGCACCGCAGCGCGGTCTCGGCCTGCTTCAGCGTGAGAGTTACGGTCTTGGTCATGCTATTCTCCTATTAAAACGGCGGTTCTTCGCCGGGGTAAGTTGGTTTCCACTGGGGCGGCGCGTAGGCTGCTGGCTGTGGGGCGGGCTTCGGCGGGGCAATAACGCCCAGCCTGTTGAGTTCTTGTTCAAGGTCGCTCATGCGACTTTAATCAGGTTGCGGCGGCGCAGAACCTCTGCAAAGGCTTCGGCCTCTTCTGAGATCAAAATGGTGGCATGGCTCTTGACCAATTTGAGCGCCTGCAAGAAATCGCTATGGACGCTGTTGAAGTCTTCAGAGCCGTTCATCAGGTTGATCTTGGTGCAGATTGAGATCAGGGCTTTCTGTGCGGTGGTCATCTGGGTCATCCTTGTTTGCTAGTTCGTGTCCCCACAATACAGCCTGCCACACCGCTTGCAAGCATAAAATTGCACTTGACGTAACTTTTTTTACACCATAAGCCTAAAGCATCGAAACACAGGAGAACGCCAATGATGGCTCAAAGTCAAATCAGGCAGTGGTGTGCCCAGGACGGGCGCAAGCTCGGCTGGCTCGCCGACAAAGTGCCAGTTGCCAAATCCAGTCTATCCAGATGGATGACGGGCCGCGTCGTGCCGTCTGCCGTCTACCGCCACCGCCTCGCAGACATAACCGGGATTGAAGACCTGCGCTTTGAGGAAGAATGGATCAGCGAAGGAGCGATGGCATGAAGCGTGACGAGATTTTAGACATTGCGAAGGCGTACATCACGGTTGACCGCGCCAACACGCACGGCGACGCGGAGAGCAATTTCAATCTCATTGCCCTGTACTGGACCGCGCACCTCGACACCATCGTGACCGCCCATGACGTGGCCGTGATGATGACGTTGTTGAAGCTGGCCCGCGCCAAGTCGAACCCGGCCCACGCGGACAACTGGATCGACGGCTGCGGCTATCTGGCCTGCGGCGGCGAGATTGCGGTGGGTGAGTAATGGCTCTCTACATCGGCATCGACCCCGGCAAGACGGGCGCCATCGCTGTCATGGACGGTGACGACATGAGCGTGCGCGTTTTCGACATGCCCGGAACCATTGAAGAAAAGCGGGCGATCCTGTCAGAGATCGGCAGCGTGCGGTGCGCTTGGGTGGAGAAGCCGTTTTTTCCGCGCATGATCGGCATCAAGAACGCCGTCACCATCGCCCAAGCCTACGGCGAGATGAAGGCCTGTCTGTTCTACGCGGGCGTGCCGACGAATGAAGTGCCGCCAGCCGCTTGGAAAAAGCACTTCGGCCTGTCCACCGACAAGGACGCATCAAGGGCATACGCATCAAGCGTGTTTCCGGATCAGGCGCACCTCTGGGCGCGCAAGAAAGACGACGGCAGGGCCGAAGCAAGCCTGCTGGCCTATTATGGATGGAGGAAGAAATGAGAATAAAGCTGACCAACCAATCTTACCACGCCCACCCCGCCATCTCGTCCTCGGACGTGAAAGCAGTTTACAAAACCTCGCTGGCCCACTGGAAAGGAAAGGTTCGCAAGCCCAGCAGCGCCTTCGCTATGGGGTCAGCCGTCCACGCGCTTGTCCTAGAGCCCGAAGACGATCTGGTGCGCCGTGGCCCGGAAGATCGTCGCGGTGACAAGTGGAAGAAAGCCCAGCTTGAGGCTGATCTGGATGGCGTGATCCTGCTGCCAGAGGCCGAGTTCGATCTGGCCGCCCGCATCGCTAATGCTGCGAAGGCTCACCCGGTTCTCGCCGCTTATCTGGCCGATCCCACATTCGTGGCCGAGGCTAGCTTCTTCGGCATCGATCCAGAAACAGGCGTGGATATCAAATGCAGGCCAGACGGCTACCTGCCCGAAGCTGGCCTTGTCTTTGATCTGAAGACCACCACCGACGCCAGCCCAGACGGCTTCCCGCGTGAATTGCGGAAGTACGCATACGACGTGCAGGCCGCCTTCTATCTCCGCGCACTTGTAGCTGCTGGCTACAAGGCCGAGGGCTTCATCTTCGTTGCTGTCGAGAAAGAGCCGCCGCACGCTGTCGGTTTGCACGCTCTCACTGGACGCTATCTGGACCACGCCGACATGATCGTGACCCAGACGCTGCAAAAGATCAGCAACGCCATCGCCGTTTCCGACTTCACAACGGGCTGGCCGCTGATTAACACTATCGACCTGCCGCGTTGGCAGACCGAGACCGCCGACGACGA